ACTTTTCAGAAATGGAGGGCGGTGTAAAATATGATTATTCAGAAACGGAATCGTGGTGCAAATTGCAATTTGAAATTGATCGCCTAAAAGACAAACAAAAAGAAATTGAGGCATTTTGTAAGGCATTGAAATCAAAGGTTTCTATATTGGATGAGGAAACAGGTGAGTTGGCTGATTTTTACCCACCATCGAAATCATCCACAACCACAATCAAAAAAGTAATTAAATAAACAATCTAAATAAATAACAAATGGCACGTTTAGTAAGCATCAAAATTGACCTTTCAAAAATCGACAAAGCACGCATTTATGAAAGCCAAAAGACAGGGGCAAAGTATTTGGACATCACAGGGATATTGACCGACACACCTGATCAATACGAAAACAATGGTTTCGTAAAGCAAAACACAACAAAAGAGGAACGCGAATCAGGTTTGAAAATGCCAATTATCGGCAATTTTAAGTTACTGAAAATCTTGGATCAACCGGGCCAATCAGCACCGGCACAGCCGATCCAACGTGAAATCAATCCAATCACACCTGATGATTTACCATTTTAATGCGCAAAATCGTAGATAGTTACACGACACGGCACGGAGAATTGAAAGCAATTTATTCCGTTGCAACGGCCAATTTAAAGCACAGGGATGTTGAAATTGGTAGTGTGTATGAACTTGAATACCGGTTGGGTAATCAGGTGATGTTTCTGAAAGGCGAATTGGATCACGCAACAGAGGGCAACCGGACATTGTTTTTTAAACATCCTGATCCGGAACGCAAATTAATAGGGATTCCAATCATGTCAATCATTAGATACGTACGAAAATGAGTATAGAGGACAAAATAAATTTGATATTTTATTGGACAATTGCACAAATGTTTTTTACGATATTAGGTGCGATTTTAAATATGATTAAAGATGGAAAAACGAAATGAATTAGGATACACGTTCAATCAGGTTTGGACACATATTGCAAAAGAATTAGAAAGAAATAAAAAGAAATTGCATATTATTCACCCAAAACAACAATATCATGGTAAGTTTTCAGCAATACGATCAGAGCAATAAACACATTTATGAGTTGTACAAGTCCATCGCAGTAAAGATGGCACAGGAAGGCCGCAGGCAGATAGGATCAAAATATATCTTTGAGGCAATGCGTTACGATTATACGTTTAATTCTAACAATGATCCATACAAGGTAAACAACAATTTTGCACCCATGTATGCACGGAAATTTGTATTGGAGCATCCACAATATGGCAATCTGTTCAAATTTAAGCCATTGAAAGGTTCGATGTTAATGTAATTTTTGTATTTTTGTGATGTAGGTGTGATCTCACATAATAACACCAATGGACTTAAAATGCCATCATCTAATGAAACCGAAGTGAGATCCGGTGGATTTATTTGGTGGCTTTTTATATTAATATGGGAAAATTAGTAATCAAAAACAGATTTGCAACGGTGCCAAATGATTTGGTAAACAGCAAAGACATTTCATTGAAGGCAAAAGGGTTGTTTGCCTACATTCAATCAAAGCCTGATGGTTGGGATTTTAGTGCTGAAAGGATAGCACATCAATCAAAGGAGGGTTTGCCGGCTATTATGGCGGCATTAAAGGAATTAGAGAATTTTGGGTATTTAACACGTGAACGATATATGTCCGAAATTGGCCATCGGTTGGTTCAATATACACTATTTGATGTACCTACATTGCAAAATGCTAATGAGGAAAAGGTACATAGAGGTTTTCCTCATGAGGGAAATGCTTATGTAGTAAAACCATCAAATAATATAAAGAAAGAAAATACAAATAAAGAATCTATAAAAACTATTATAGAAAATAAGGTAAATGAATTTCGAAATTTGATTGAATCATCTGCATTTTTATTGGGTGATCAATACGAATCATTTATTGATTATTGGGCAGAACCTAATCAAAAAAATGGCAAATTACGATGGGAGGATCAGAAATTTTTTGATATTGAAAGGCGAATTACAACGTGGATGAATAACACAAAAAAATACAACAACAATGGATCAGAAACAAAACTTGGAACGAGTGCAGCAAGAATGGCAGCCCTTGCAAAATTTTAATGGTATAGTCAATACAATAATTAAGGCACAAAGCACATTAAACATTAGGACACGATCAGAAAATGATTTAAAACAGGTTTTGCGGTTGTCAATGCTAATGGTTGGCCTGCGTGGTGCAAATATGCCAACCGATGAGGAAAAATATGTTTTGTTAGCATTTATCAAATCAAATTACGGCAATCAAACACCCGAAGAAATAGCCATTGCATTTGAAATGGCAGTTGCAGGTAAATTAAATACTGATTGCAAATGTTATGAGAATTTTTCGTGTGAATACTTTGGCCGAATTATGAACGCATACATTGAATATGCAAGGCAGGAAACCAAATTGGTAAAACGGCCACAATTAGAAGAAAAAAAACCAACACCAACGGATGCAGAATTAAAAGCAGATGCAGTTTATAATGTTAATGCATACATAGCTAAAATTAAAGCATACGAAAAAACCGGTGGCAAATTTGAATGGCCAAAAGGATTGGCACATCTATATGATTTTTTAGTAAAATTTGGAATATGGGTTTGCCCTGATGTTGATCGTGAACAAATCAAAACACGATTGAGGCCCAAATATACAGATGATAAATTGTACAATGCAGAATGCAAAGGTGAGGCATACAAATTGTTTTGCCACCAATTAGCCGAAATGGATATGACATTGGATGAAAACGGACAAATAATATGAAAACAATAAAATTAACAAATGAAATTAAAAATGATCAATACACAGAATATGTGTATGAATCATTTGATATTCAGGATCGAAAAAATACAGAATTTGAAATCAATCATAATTTGCAAAATTTAGGCGATTTTAATTGGAATATAATTGTGATTTATGGTGGGAGTGGTAGTGGTAAAAGCACTATTTTAAAATCATTAGGCGATGTATCAGATCCAATATTTGACAATTCAAAAGCACTAATTTCAAATTTTGATTGGTTAGAACCAAAAGAGGCAACAAAAATTTTGTCATCAGTTGGATTATCAAGTGTTCCATCTTGGTTGCGACCATTTGACAAATTATCAAATGGCGAACAATATAGGGCATTAATTGCATATAAATTGGCAAAATCATTAGATCAGGATATTGTGCTAATTGATGAATTTACATCGGTTGTAAATAGAGATGTGGCAAAATCAATGAGTTTTGCAATTCAAAAATTTATAAGAAAGCACAATAAAAGGGTTGTTTTTGCATCGTGTCATTACGATATTTTTGAATGGTTAATGCCCGATTATATTTTGTCACCTGAAAAAGGAGGCGCACTCGAAAAGTGCGAATATCTTAGGCAAGGGAAACCAAAAATTGAATTATCAGTTTACAGATGCAAATCTAAAATTTGGGATTTATTCAAAAAGCATCATTATTTGACACAAGAAGCAAATCCGGCATATATTTACTTATTATTTGAATTAAACAATAAACCAATTGCAATAAATGTATTAGGTATTCAAGTTGGCAAAACTGATTGTTTTAAAAGTTATCGTGAAAGCAGAATTGTTGTTTTACCTGATTATCAAGGAATGGGAATTGGTAGTGCAATAAGTGAGTTTTGCGCAGGAATTTCAAAAAATACAAATTGTAACTATTACACAAAAACATCAAATCCTGCATTGGGAGAATATAGGAATTTGTATTTTAATAAATGGAAACCAACAGGCCACAATGGAAAAATAAGAAATGACAAAGTTGATCCATTGAATAAATACAATAATTTAAGAAAATCTATTCATTATTGTCATAAATACATTGGAAAATCAATTAATGGTTTTAATGACCTATTATTACCCATAGATAAATTAAGGTATTTGGACGAACATAAACATCAATTAACATTATTTTAACCTATAAAAATGAAAGCAATCGAAACAGAATTTGGCACATTGGTGCTAAAAGGATTAGAAAAAAAAGGAATAAGCAGGCACGAATTGGCCGATGAATTGAACACAACGCATTCATCCGTGTGCAATTGGATTTCAGGCAAAATGTGTCCGAATTTAATCACAGCATTAAGAGTGTGCAAAATGCTAGATATTGATGCAAATCAGATTTTGCCATAAATGGGCATAAATTCCGACTTTAAATAAACACAGAATCTTTACCCAATAACCGACATATGAAAAAGAATTTGATTTTAACAGCAGTTTTTATCACGATTGGATCAATTGTATGTATTGCAATTAATCAGGTCAGAAAGCAAAGGAATGGTGGCAAAAAACAAATGATTGTCCACATTAAACACAATGCAAAATGAGAAACGAACACGAACACAGATTGCAAACGGTTTTGGCCAAATATCTTGATTTGAACAATTACACGTTTTTTGCCATTCCAAACGGTGGATGGAGAAACAAAGCAGTTGCGGCCAAATTAAAGGCGGAAGGTGTGAAAGCCGGTGTGGCTGATTTATTGATCCTATTGCCAAACCAAACGTTTCACGGTCTATTTGTTGAAGTTAAGATTGCAGGCAATTATCAACAGCCAAACCAAAAGGAATTCGAGCAGAAAGCAAGGGATTGCGGATATGAATACATAATTGTGCGATCATTGGATGAATTGATTGAAAAGCTAAAATATTATGAGGCGCAACGATTTGTCGTGCAGGATAAAATTATGGATGCATACCGGTCAGGCTATACAGATGGGAAATTGGAAAATCAAATGACAATACGATGAATATTAACAGACAAAAGGCCATTGATTGGGCCAATGAAAAAATTGCTGATCCTGATTTCACAGAACAGCCAATCAAGGTGAATGCGTGGGAAACAATCCACAATCCAAAATTATTTCTTGAAACCTGTGTGGCCCGGCTGATGCACGGATCAGAAATGGAAAAACGTGTGGTTTACAATCGTGTGCGCAATTTTAAAATTTACTACAATGAAATTTCACGATGAAGATATATTTGTACACGGTGACATCAAATGTTCCGATGGCATAACACGTGAGGAGGCAATTGAAATCATTGAGGAAATACAGGAATTGATGATATTCCACAAAATCATCAAACTTGATTTGTGCATTGATCCCTATAAATTCCCAACCGATTTGCTGAATATTGGTAAATGATAAAATTACAAGGCAATAAACGGCCGTAAATGCTAAAAATACAAACCGATGAAAACTACAAAAGACAAAATTAGACTATTGACATTTTTTGCCCTGTGCCAAAATATGTTGGATTTCATTGATGGATCGTGGCACGGTCATCCGGCAAACAAACAGGCCGTGAAAATGGTCACAAAGCAAATGATCAGGGAATTGGAAAAAACAATGGCCGTATTGTTTCCGCAGAACAGAAACGATGATCCCGAATTGCCTGATGCGTTGGATACATTCCAAAATGCTTGCACAGCAATGGAGGCATTTTTTATGCTTGGAATGGAAATGGATCAGATGGATGACACAAAGAAAGATTCATTGAATACACAGATTAATATTTTGTTGAAATCTTATGGGATTGATTGTTGGGAAAAACCAATGTCAAACCTATGGAAAAATTAAATAAATTTGTGGAGCAGTTGGGTGATGAATAACTGCCGGAAACAAAAGCACATATTTACCTAATCAATACAGAATGACAAATGACAGCCGTGAAATGGTGGATCATCCGCAACATTATCAATCTAATGGAGGCATTGAGGCAATTGATGTGATCGAGGGATTCAGCCTAAATTTTAATTTGGGAAACGCAATCAAATATATTTTGAGGGCCGACAAAAAGGGCAACAAGAAACAGGATTTGGAAAAATCCCTGTGGTATATCAAACGAGAATTAGACAAATTTCAGGGATGAAACTAATCATAAAAGGTGTTGGCAGCTATGAAGCGGACACATTATTTCAATTAATTATTGAAGTTTTAAAGCACAGAACGTGGCATTTAATTAATCACGGCAAATGGATGGATTAAACAATAATATTATGATTGATGATTTAGTCACATTAGCGTGGTGGGTTGGTGCAGTTGAAATTGCATACATTTGTGTGATGGCATACATCATTTGGAATAAAAGCGAAAAATAATGATTGAGGAAATAAATATCAAATTGGTAATTCCGCATCCCAATAATCCCCGATTGATTAAGGATGACAAATTCAAAAAATTGGTCAAGTCCATTAAGGAGTTCCCGGAAATGCTACAATTGCGCCCAATCATCGTGGATGATAATTGTGTGGTGTTGGGTGGGAATATGCGATTGCGTGCCTGTATTGAAGCCGGATTGAAGCGTGTGCCGATTATTAAGGCATCCGCATTGACAGCCGAGCAACAGAAACGGTTTATTATTACAGATAATGTGGGATTTGGTGAGTGGGATTGGGATTTGTTGGCTAATGATTGGGAAATGGCTGATTTAGAGGATTGGGGATTGGATTTGCCGATTTATAAGGAATTAGGTGAGGAATTACCGGTGGACAATGAGAATGAGGCGAAAGATAAATTTGTCATTGAGGTGTCGTTTGAATCTGAGGAACAAAGACAAATGGCATACAAACATTTCATTGAAAATGGACTAAATTGCTATTGCAAAAAATAAAATATGGCAGTACCTAAGAGTGTAACGAAACTAAATAAAAAACGGATGTTGGAGGCCCTTGAAAAGTCATTGGGCATTGTCACATCCGCAGCAAAGATTGCAGGGATACACAGGGCGCAGCATTACGAATGGATCAACATTGATCCGGAATACAAAAAGGCAGTTGATGATTTGGCCGATATGACATTGGATTTTGCGGAATCGCAATTGCATAAGCAGATCAAAGATGGCAACACAACAGCCACCATTTTTTATTTAAAGACCAAAGGCAAAAAGCGTGGATACATTGAGCGCACGGAGGTTGTACACGAAACCGGCATAGAATCTGCCATAATAGAATGGACACCGGCACAAATAGAAAACGAATAGCGCAGAAATGCAACATTCAGTTTTATCAGACATTAAACAGCACCAAAAGAATCAAAGTTCATCAGGGCGGTACACGTTCGGGAAAAACTTATGCCCTGTGCCAATATCTGATCTACAAATTGACATCATCCAAAAAACCATTGGTGATTTCGATTGTGCGTAAAACATTGCCGGCCTTGAAAGGATCGGTGATGCGTGATTTTCTCGAAATATTGGACATATTGGGCATTCTGTATGTGGGCCAACACAACAAATCTGAAAACACATACACGTTTGGCAATCACGTTGTGGAATTTTTATCAGTTGATGAACCACAGAAAATCAGGGGTAGGAAACGAAATATTTGCTATTGCAACGAAGTCAATGAATTAGATCACGAAGATTTCCGGCAGTTGCTGATGCGAACAACGGATGAAATGATTTGTGATTTCAATCCATCTGATCCGGTGCATTGGATTTATGATGAAGTGATCACACGTGATGATTGTGATACGTGGATCACAACGTACAAAGATAATCAGTTCCTGCCGGCTGAATTGGTAAAAGAAATTGAACGGTTAAAAGCGAAAGATCCGGATTATTGGAGGGTTTACGGTGAGGGAAAACGTGCGGTGTTTAGTGATCGCCAAATATTTCCTAATTGGCAATTCATTCCAAAGGTTGATTTCCCTGAATTTGATGATGTGTTTTATGGCCTTGATTTTGGATTCAGTCACGATCCAACGGCCATTGTGCAGTTGGCAAAGGTTGGTGATAAATTGTACATTCACGAAATTATGTACAAAAAGGGAATGACAAACCGTGACATTGCCGATTTCCTAAAAGAAAAAAAACTAAATGAACACATAATTTATTGTGAATCAGCCGAACCCAAATCAATTGAGGAATTAAGACAGATGGATATTTTGGCCGTTCCTGCAATAAAAGGTGAGGGATCAATAAAAGCCGGGATTAGTTTATTAAAGGAACACGAGGTGATTTGTTCATCTGAATCGCAGAATTTGCACAATGAATTTCAGTTTTATTTTTGGGAGCAATTGAAAGATGGAACGATTATAAATAAGCCAATAGACAAACACAATCACCTGATGGATGCAATCCGGTATGGGGTTTATACCAAATACAAAAATCGTTCTGATTTTTTTGTGGTTTAATTATGTATTTTTGAGAAAAAAAAGCAATACAAATGGCATCAATCATTGATACATTCAAACAATCCATTGCCAAAGCATTATCGAGCGGCACAAACGAGGCATATAATAAACTGATATACACGTGGCTTGGCACGAATATCATAATGAATGAGGATAACGATTCCACATACATTCGTGATGGTTATCAACGCAATGCCACCATTTATTCAATCATTAACCTGATTGTTAAGGCAGCAACCACAATCCCTATTTCTGTTTACCGTGTCACAAACGAAGGCACAGCAAAGCAATACAAGGCAATGACATCAGGTGTGATGGATGGCCCTGCAATATACAAGGCCAACATATTACGCAAAAGAGCATTTGAAGAAATAAAGGATTCGGATTTGGAGGCATTATTGATGCGACCAAACCCGGCACAATCATTTTCAGCGTGGTTGGGTGAAATAGTTGCATTCGGTAAACTAACAGGAAACCGTTACATCTACGGCATCGGGCCGGATTCAGGGCCAAATCAAGGTAAATTCACAGAGTTGTACAATTTACCATCACAATTGGTTGAAATCGTTTCAAATGGTGTGATGCAACCGGTGGCAGGGTACAAAATCCAATATAATTCAATGATTGAGGTTGCACCCGAATATATTTGCCACATCAAAGATTTTAATCCGGATTACGACAGCAGCGGTTCAAACCTATATGGCCAATCACCTTTGCGTGCCGGCCTGCGTGTTTTATCGGCCAACAATGAAGCCGTAACCACCGGATTAAAATATTTACAGAATCAAACATCACGTGGTATGTTGATTTCTAAGGATGGCAATTTGACTGAGGTTCAGGCGCAGGCATTAAAAGACAAATTCAGAAAAAATTATCAGGGCGCAACAAACGCAGGTGATGTAATCATCACACCAAAGGATTTGAGTTGGGTGAATTTTGGTTTGTCAGCATCTGATTTGTCATTGATTGAGCAATACAATGGAACGGTGAAGGATTTGTGTAATTTATACAACATCCCTGTGCAGTTGCTAAACAATACAGATGCATCCACATACAACAATATGAAGGAGGCCAAAAAGGCATTGTACCAAAATGCGGTGATCCCTGAATTGATCAAAATTCGTGATGAATTAAACCGTTGGTTGGCACCGAAATTTGGCAAAGAATATTTCATTGATTTTGATTTCACGGTAATAAGTGAAATGCAGGAGGAAGTGGACAAATTGGTGTCACAATTAGCATCAGCGTGGTGGGTTACACCAAACGAGAAACGTGATGCAATGAATTACGCTACGGACAAAGAAAATCCCTTTATGGATGATTATTTCATCCCTGCTAATTTAATGCAACAGAATCCAACAATGCCGGCATTGGAAAACCCGAAGCCATTAAACGTTTAGTTTATGCCGTTGCCAAATCCACAGGAAGGTGAAAGCCGGAATGATTTTATGGGCCGTTGTGTCATTGATCCTAATATTATCAATGATTTTGATACCATTGAACAGCGTGTTGCGGTTTGTAGCACATTGTTTGATCCACAGAAAGAAACAAAGGCGCAGAAAGATTGGGAGAATGATTTTGAAAACCAATTAGAGAAAGCGGAACGCACATCCGTTCGTGATTTTACAGAGTTTTACAAGGCCGAATACAATGATGCCATTGACCTTTATTTGAGGGTTGGGCAAATGACACAAGCCACAGCACAGGGATTTTTTCAGGATGCCAAATACATTGATATGTATGAGGGGATGTATTCCAAAATCGGTTTGCAATTCGCCAATTGGTATTCGAAAAACGTTCAGAAATATATGCCAAAAGCCGATCCGGCCAATATGCAATCTATTTGGCGCAATGCATTTGCGTTTATGGGCCGACAGGTAGCAGGACAAAGGGTGACAATGGTTTCATCCACAGCACAGGCAACATTGACAAATACAATTCGCCAATTTATGTCCGATCCTATTTTCCAATCAGCCGGTGAAAAGGTGCAATCAAAGATGTTGCGCCAAAAATTTGATGGTTTAGCAGATTATCAGGCACGCAGGATTGTTAGAACGGAGGCAACAAACGCAGCCAATTATGCAACAGAACAGGCAGCGGTCAATTTGTTTGCCGGTCAGGATTTAACAAAAACGTGGAGATCAGGATTTGATGCACGTGTTCGTGATGCACATCGTGAAGCCAATGGACAGGTTGTGCCATTTAATAGTAAATTTTCGGTTGGTGGTGAGTCATTACAAAGGCCGGGCGATCCTAATGGATCAGCATCTAACGTAATCAATTGCCGTTGTTCAATGATTGTATTGCCAAAAGAAGGCGCAAACACAATTGGTGCGCCAATCACAGACATTGGATTTGGTATTGCACAGGCAACCGTAATTGATGCCATTATTGGTGCAGATGTAATTACAGGAACAACAGGTGCAATTGTGGCAGGGGAAAACATTGACGGATAAAATTAATTTTTACGTTCGGTTTTCTAATTAGCTATTTGACTAATTTTGAGCAAAAGAAAGGTTATGATTTACAAACAAACATCCATTGGGATTGATGACATAGATGATGTAAACGGCATCGTGTCCGGTTACGGTTCAATATTTGGCAACATTGATTCAGACAATGACATCATTTTGCCGGGTGCATATACCAAAACATTATCTGAAAACGGATCACGTGTAAGGTATTGCAACCAACACAGAATTGATCAGCCATTAGGTAAATTCAATGAATTACGTGAAGATGCAAAAGGATTGTATTTTGTTGCGGAAGTTCCGAAAACAAGAATGGGTGAAGATATTTTGTTGTTGATGAAAAACGGTGTGATTACGGAAAATTCCGTTGGTATTATGCCAATTGTAAAGAATTACAGACAGGATGGTGTGCGTGAATTAAAAGAGGTGAAGTTATACGAAATTTCGTGTGTTACATTAGCCGCAAACCCAATGGCATTGATTACAGATGCAAAGGGTGAAATAGATCAGGAATTATTGGCAAAACGTTTCGATGTGTTGGCAAAAATGATCAAAAAAGAAAACGTATCTGATGAATTGGGATACGCAATTGAGAGTGAGTTGATGAAATTGAAATCATTGTTTATTGATGTTACCACACGGCCGGCAGAAATTGTCACCGTGCCGGAAGTTAAACAGATGGAGATTTCCGAAATATTTTCATATTTAAACAAACAAATTAAGTCAAAATAAGATGACAGAAGAAATCAAAAATCAATTAGATGAATTAAATTCAGCTATTGACAGCCGTATCGCAAAAGCGGAAGGCCAAGCAGTTGCATCAGCAACAGGAAAAGCGGATGAATTATTAAAATCCGAAATCAAGAATTTAGAAACTAAATTCACAGAAATCCACAGCCGTATTGATGCAGCGGAAGTTGCAGCAAAGAAAACAGCATCAGGAGCAAACGCACAATCATTCAAACAATCTTTGATTGATGGTATCACAAAGGGTGCATTAGATGGTTTGGTAAATGGCAACAGCCGTTCAGCTAAATTTGAGATCAAGGCAGGCGATATGACTGTGGCGAACAATTTCACAGGTGAGGTTATTCCGGCACAATACGTTCCGGGTATCAAGTACGATCCAACACGTCCTGTTCACGTTCGTCAATTATTGGCACAGGGTTCAACAAATTCTGATGTTGTTCGTTATGTACGTGAAACAGCGTATGACAACGGTGCAGCAGCAACAGCACAGGGCGCAACATTTACTGAATCAGATTTCGATTTGACAGCATTTGATGCAAACGTTCAGAAAATCGGTACTTATTTCCGTATTTCTGAGGAAATGTTAGCAGACACCCCACAATTAACATCATATTTGGCGGCACGTGCTCCTGAGAAATTGTTAACTGTTGAAGATGCACAATTATTATATGGTAACGGTACAGCACCGAACATCAGCGGTATTTCAACATCAGGTGCAACAGCGTTTGCAGCAGGTGCATTTGCAGATGCAATCACAGCAGCAAATCAATTTGATGTTTTGACAGTAGCAATCAACCAATTGGCATTGGTTAATTACCGTCCTGATTACATTATGTTAAACCCAACAGATTTTGCAAAAATCTTATTGTTGAAGTCAACAACAAATGAGTATTTGAAAGATCAGGTTTACGCAGGTTTACAACCACAATTCCAAGGGATTCCGGTTGTTCAAAACACAGCGATCACAGCAGGAACGTATATGGTTGGTAATTTCGCAATGGCTACTCAATTATGGGTACGTGAAAACCTTTCATTAGAGTTTTTCCGTGAGGATGGAACAAACGTTCGTGATGGTTTCGTGACCGTTCGTTTGGTTGAGCGTATTGCATTAACTAACTACGCACCATTAGCAATCGTTAAGGGTGTATTTGCAACGGACATCGCTGCAATCGGAGTTTAATTTTAATACAATTCCAAATTAAGAAAAGCCACCTAAATTTTGGGTGGCTTTTCTTTTTATATTTGTTCAAAAAATAGCACAATAATGGGCAAAGTTTTAATGAGAAAAACGGTATTCGATAATAAAACAGGATACCACAAAGCCGGTGAAATCGTTACGGTTTCGGCTGATGTTGAAAGACATTATTTAGCACACAATTATGCAATCAAAGCAGAGGCAGAGATTGCTGAAACAATTGTGGAGGCTATTGAAATTGAAACCAAAGTGGAGGCCGTAGAGGTTGAAACAAAGGAACAAAAAATGATCTACGGACACATAGGACACAAACCAAAAAAGAATGCGGCAAATAAAAATTAATGATGTGATTGGGGTTCCAATCATTTCACGTACAGATGCAAAGAATTACATCCGTATTGATACAAATGCTGATGATACATTGATTGATTTGATGATTGAAGCGGCACACACAGCGGCTGAAAACTACATGAGTCGTGATATAATTGCAAAGGATCGCACCTATTATTTGGATTTTTCAAATGATGGGTTTATTGATGTGCCATTTGGCCCTGTGGCATCTGTTGATGCAGTTACGGTCAAAAATATTTCGGTGCCATTTACCGTGTATGGTTTAGGTGATCCGATTGTTGAAATTGGGCCATTAGGATCAAACATTAAAATCGATTTTATTACATCCGGAATGAATGATGGCATTTTAAAGCAGGCATTATTGATGATGGTTTCGACATATTACGATAATAGAACGGATTTCGTTACCGGCATGACCGTGAATGATGTTCCAAGTGCATCGGCAAAATTATTGGATGGATTAAAATCAGTATTTATATAATGGCATCAGGGAACACGGCATCTTTATTGAAACAACGTATTTTGATCAAACGTTTGGCACGCACATCAGATGGATTTGGTGGCACAACACCGGGCGGTTACATTACAATCGACACTGTATGGTGCCGTGTTCAGGAAACAAAGGGTGCCATTGATGAAAAGATGGGCATCCGTTTATTGTCCACAGAAATAGAAATCACGATCAGAAAGGAAACGGCTGATTTGATTGCCAATGAGGATGTATTGAGTGTAGAAGGATTTGCGGCATTATATCGGATTAATTCCAATTTTCAAACGTTTGAGAATTTTTGGGTTAAAATGACAGCCACTAAAATTGCAGGATAATGGCAAAAAATAGCGGAGTTGATCCAAAACAATTGTCAGATTTACAAAAAAAAATTGCTGATTTGGGTAAATTATCCAAACAGGAATTGTCAAATCAATTAGTTAAAGCGGCAACGGATGCTGTTGCCGGAATGAAAACAGATGCCCGGCATCACACCGGTAATTTGAGGCTTCAAACCGGATTTGAAAGGCAAAATGAAAATACGGTTGTTGTTTTTTCAAAAGCACCATATGCACCATATGTTGAATTTGGAACAGGCAGAAAGGTTGATTTAAGCCATTTGACAAAGTTGGGATTTCCTGCAAGTTATGCGGCACAATTTAAAGGCAGAGGAATTAAGGAAGTGAATTTGCCGGCACGGCCGTTTTTCTTTACAAATTTGCGAAAGGAATTAGGTAATTTGACAGACAGATTAGAAACAAAAATTAAACAATTAACGAAATAATGTTAGAACCGATACAATTCATTCGCAAGGCGATCATTACACGTTTGACAAATAACGTGGTGATTGGCGGTGTGACATTTGGTGTTTATAACCGTGTTCCATCTGCGGCATCGTTTCCGTATATTTTGGTTTATTCCGTTTCATCTGATGAAACAGATTTCAATCAGTCATCATTTATCACCGAAACAATCACACGAATTGAAGTGGTAACACGTTTCCAATCAGATTCAGGCGGTGAAATTACAGCTAATAGTGCAATCAATAGAATTTTAGAATTAATTAGAACACGATCAAATGGATATTTTGACCTTTCTGCGGATGGATTCAATGTATTTACCTGCGTGAAAGAATCATCGACATACATGGTGGATGATGAACGTGATCACACATATTTTCGTGGCATTGTAGAAATCAGTAATAAAATCCAACAGACAATTTAAAAATGGAATTAAGGGATGCCATTATTGGCCTAGCATCATCATCAGTCACGGCATTTATATCGTGGATATTAGGGAAACGCAAAGAAAATGCGGACATCAGTACAATACAATTAGAAAATTCCCAACGTGTGATTGACATGGTAACGCAAATGAATGAAAAGTTGGAGGCCAAAGTCGATCAATTAAGCAAAAAGGTTGATGAATTGACCGTTGAAATTGAAAATCTACGTGAGGAAAACCATAAATTAAAGCATGGCAAACCGGTAAAAAAGAAGCCGGAACAGGAATAATGAAAGATCAAACAACATTAGATCGGATTCAATTAATGCACCCAAAATTGCGTGCAGAGGTTGTCGCAATATATGATGAAATATGCGACTCATTAAGAGGCAAAGCATTTTGCAGATTTAGTCACACATTGCGCACATTTAAAGAGCAGGAGGCAATTTATGCACAGGGCAGAACAAAGCCGGGTGTAATTGTTTCAAAGGCAAAGCCGGGTTTAAGTTTACACAATTACGGATTGGCAATTGATATTGTTTTAATTGATGGCAAAGCGGTTTCATGGGATGTTAAAAAGGATTTTGATTCTGATGGCAAAGCGGATTGGATGGAGGTTGTGGCGGTGTTTAAAAAGTACGGTTGGGAATGGGGTGGCGATTGGAAAAAATTTCCTGATATGCCACATTTTCAAAAAGCATTTGGAAAAACACCATCGCAATATTTTGCATTGTGGAATGCCAAAAAAGTAGATTCACAGGGTTACGTGATTTTGTAGGATATATCCATCATAATTGACAAAAAGTGGGGTTAATGTAAAATATAACCAACATTAAATAATACAAAAATGAAAAAATACCTAATCATTGCCATCATTTTGTTTGCAAGTTGCAAACCATCAAAGACAATTATCAAAGAATCAACCATTGTTAAATATGATACCATCCACACATCGGATGTGATTTACAAAACAAAGGCCATCCGGGATTCAATTATCATCGAAAATCCGTGCGATTCTTTGGGCATTTTAACGGACTTTTATTCAAAATTTATAATACCACAGGGATCAATCACATTGCGTTCAACACGTGGCAGAATTGAGGCCAAAATTGACATTGATTCAATTGAATCTGTGTACAAATCCAAATACCAATTGTCAAAATCGGACAATACAAAGGTTGAATACAAAAAGATTGTCACAAACGTTGTTCCATTATGGGCCATTATTACCATCATGTTTGAATCAATCATCATTATCGGTTACGTGTTCATAAAAACAAGGCTGATTATTTTTTAACTTGCATAAAATAAAGCAGGCAGAAAATGGCATCATTAACCGGTAATTTAGTAGCCGAAACATACAAAGCATTGTTGAAAACAATCGACAATGACATCCTCACAGCAAGCGAAAAGCAAATCACAGATGGATTTGGTGGGGGATCAAATGTTTTTATTGATTCAAATGGCTTTTTAAGAGCAAACAAATACAAGGTCACCAACGGATTAGCAACGCAATTTTTAAAGGCGGATGGATCATTGGATGCAAATACCTATTTAACATCCATAACAAGTTCACAAATCATTGCCGCATTAGGGTTTACACCGGTGACAAATGCCCGGACATTGACAATCAATGGAACAACCTATGATTTATCAGCAAATAGATCATGGACTATTGCAGGAACATCAGCCGTTTGGGGCAATATTACCGGAACATTATCCAATCAAACGGATTTACAAACGGCATTAAATGCCAAATTTAATAATCCAACCGGTACGATTTCACAATACATTCGTGGTGATGGATCAATTGCAACGTTTCCAACAATTACCGGTGGTTTACCAATAGGCGGAACAACAGGCCAAATTTTGGCTAAAATTAACGCAACGGACTATAATACTGAATGGATTGATAATTTTGCCACACAGACAAAAAATGAAGTCAAATTAGGGCAAACATTGGCCAAAGGTGCAGCCGTATATGTATCATCAGCCAATGGAACAAATATCATTGTTTCGGCTGCATCAAATACAACAGAGGCATTGAGTTCAAAAACGTTTGGTTTACTTGAAACAGGTGGCGCAACAAATGCTTTGGTTAAATGTGTGACATTTGGATTATTGGCAGGATTGGACACATCAGCCGCAACAGCCGGTGATCCGGTTTGGTTGGGTGTAAATGGAGCATTAATTTTTGGTTTAGCAAATAAACCATTTGCACCGGCACATTTAGTTTATATTGGAGTTGTTACACGTGTGCAACAAAACAATGGTGAAATCTTTGTAAACGTTCAAAATGGATTTGAATTAAAGGAATTACATGATGTTGCAGTTCAAACACCTAGCAATAATGATGGACTATTTTATGAATCAGCCACATCATTATGGAAAAATAAGAGCATTGCAACGGTGTTGGGATATACACCACAGGCGCAATTAAATGGCACAGGGTTTGTGAAAGCATCAGGCACAACAATATCGTATGACAATTCAACGTATTTGACAACCGGTGATGCAGCAAGTACATACCAACGTTTAGACAAAATGGTGTCAAATTTATTGGCATCATCAACAGAATATCCAAACAGCAATGCAGTTTTGGCAAAGTTGGCATTAAAAGCGGATGCGGCAAATCCTGTATTTACAGGTGATATGACAATAAGCGGAATTGCACCAAAGTTATATTTCACGGATACAGACAATAATCCGGATTACACAATTTTTGTTGATTCGGGGTATTTCTACATTTATGATCAAACAGCCGGTGCAACAAAATTCCAAATTACACCATCAGGTAATGCGATAAATGCCGGCACATTGACATCGGCATCATTTATCAAATCAGGTGGCACATCAAGTCAGTATTTAATGGCTGATGGATCTGTTTCAGCATTAATTGTTAATCCTGTCACAGGATCAGGAACAATTAATTATTTACCTAAATGGACATCAGCAAGTGGATTAGGTAATAGTGCAATAACAGATAACGGTACAGATGTTTCATTGATTAGTAGATCATTATTAGTTAGCGGAATTGGCTCTGTTCAAGGTTATGCATTAAGCGGAGATTTTGGCCCTAATTATACAATTGGTTTTGGAGTTGGAATGCCCGGAACATCGCCAAATAAAGGCATAAATATTGGATATAATAATGTTTTGGATTTTGGATTTATTGGTGTAGTTCATAATAGTACAGCATGGAAATTATTAGTTTTACAACCTATTGGTGGTAATGTAGGCATTGGAACAAACTCAGATGCAGGTTTTAGGTTTGATGTAAGTGGGACAGGTAGATATAGTGGGCAATTGACATTAAATAATAATATATTATTTTCGAGTGCATCTGAAACAAAAATTGGATGGGGAGGCATAACAACAGCGGGCGCACCAAATCCATTAATATATTCAGATAATAATTTTTTAGCAATTAATTCAAAGGCAGGAAGTAGATTATATTTTAATTTTGATAATACAAATGCATCAAGTTTTGTTGATTTTTTTGCCGGTAAGGTAACTATTGACAAAAATGGTGCATCAACATTTGCAAGTAGCATTACAGCGGAAGGCAGAATACAAGTAAGGGGAGGCGGAGCAGGCACAACAGAGGGTGGTTATTTAATTAATAATGTTGGAGATGGATCTAGTAGAAGGTGGCTATTGTTAAACGATTACAATGTTTTTGGAGATTTTGCAATTTTACAAAGTACAACACAAACCGGATCAACATATACAGCACCTTTTTATATTAATGCAAATGGCAATATTGGTATTAATTCTTTATCAACAAACATTGCAGGTTATGGAGGGGCAAAAGTAATTACAATTCAAGCGTCTATTCAGCCTATTATTGAATTAGTAGGAAGTACATACAATGCAGGTGATGTTTATGGAGGTGGTGCAATATCATTTAGAAATACATCAGCCGCAGTTGGTTTAATTGGAGCAGAAAATAAAATAACAAATCAAGGTGAATTAGTATTTTATACAAATAATGGAACAACATTTGCAAAACGAATGACAATAGATCCAAATGGTAATTTAGGCATTGGAACAGCTTCACCATCAGGTCAATTATCAGGTACAAAAGGATTATCTATTGTAAATGCAACAAATGCCGCATTAGGATTGTCTAATGGAACAAATAATTGGCTTAATTATTTAGCCGGAACACAATACAGATTTTGGAATAATTCATCAAGTGAAATAATAGTTATGCATTTGAATGGCAATATTTCAATTGGTAGCAGTACAACAGATGCAGGGTATAAACTTGATGTAAATGGTACGGGGAGGTTTACCACAAATGTAAATATTGGAACATATTTATCTTTGGGTACAGGTTCAGGTAAATTTTTAGCTGTTGGTGGTGCAGTTACAGCCGGTTCATCGGCAGATTTATTAATGTATAATACAGGAGGCAATTTAATATTTTGGGCTACCGGTGCAGTTGGATTGTCTATTGCAGGAACATCAGGAACAGCAACATTTTCAAATTCTATTTTTGTAAATTCAACCGCAACAATTTTATATAGCGGATTAAGTGGTGATTTTGGTGCAGGATATACGGTAGGATTAGGAGTTGGTTATAGTTCAAGCGTGTCAAAAGGTATAAATATGGGTTGGAGTACCGCATTTGATATGGGATTTATTGGTACGGTTCATAATGGTCAAGCGTGGAAAAGTCTTTCAATAGTTCCAATTGCCGGATCATTACTTGTTGGAATGGCATCAGATACAGGTGAAAAATTGCAAGTTCAGGGAGCCGGAAAATTTACAGGATCAGTCACAGCCACATCATTTTTTGAATCATCAGATAGTCGATTAAAAAAATTAATTGATGGATCAGCACAGATTGCAGGCATTGAAAATTTACAAGCTAAATTGTACGAAAAGAATGGCAAAATTGAATTTGGATATTTTGCGCAGGATGCACAGGAATTTATGCCATATTCAGTTGAAAAAAACATGGATGGATTTTTGACATTATCATATAGAGAGGTTCACACGGCAAAAATTGCCCGATTAGAACAAAGGGTTGCCGAATTAGAAAAACAATTAAACGCAGCATAATATGCAATGGATAAACGTGGCATCAAACCAAACGTGTTCGTGGGATAGCTTAATTAGTGCAGTTAATAATGGATATTTTCTGCAATTATTACCAATGCCACCATCAGGTGAATCTGCATCACGTTGCGTTCGTAAAGAATTAATTCAATCATATATTGAAATTAGTCCGGTGCCATTAGTTGGTGTGCCAAATAACGAATTGGTTGTAAAAAGCCAATTAGTGGCAATTCAATACACGTATTATCAATTAACTGCGTGTGATGGTGGTGCAGGAGCATGGACACGAATTGCACCAACATTAGGTGTTGGCCAACGGTATATTTTGCCCGGTTTTACTAATAGATTTTTTTATTACAACGGAATTTCACAAGGGCCACAGGTGAACATACCATCCGGATACAACGGATCAATTCAAATTGTAAGTGGTTCAACGTATTGTCCATAATCAGTATATTTGCATATTAAACAACCAAATCAACATAAAATGAAAAGAAAGTACGCAGAGATCATTGTTTTGTCACGCATTTTAAGCCATTTTGCCGGTGATCAAAAGACAAAGGCACAAAAGAAATTGGCCAAAATCAATGAGAAATTAAAGCCATATTTAGATAAATATGAGGAACAGGCGGAGGAATACAGATTGGACAATGCATCAGTTGATAAGGATAGCAACCTAATTTTAAAAGAAAATGGCGGTTATTCATACACAAAAGATGGATTAAAAAAATTGACTGAAAAATCAAAGGCATTAAATTTAACAGAGGTTGATTTTATTGCAATTCAAATTGTCAATCCTGATGGATTAGAAGAATTTGGATTTTTAAATGGATGGGTTGAGGGTGTTGAGTTTACGAATTTAGATGAGGAAATAGAATTATAATATGAAAACAATCGAAGCAGTTTCCATTTGGGATAATGGCAAAACATTAAATGCAACCATTTTAAATGCGTATGCTGTAAATGTAACGTTGGGCAATTCGGCCACGTTTTATTATTCATTGAGTGCGCAAAATGAGGATCAAACAATTGGATCACAGGTTGCGCAGGGCAATTTATCAATGACAGGCGATGATTATGCAAAATGGGCCGCAGATGCTTATGCGTGGGATTGGGTTGCAGGGCAATTAAATTTGACAATTACAGGCGATTACGTGCCACCTGTGCCACCGGAACCAACACCAACACCGGAAGCACCGATTGAGCCATCAATTGAATCACCTGCGGTTTAAATGGCATTAGTAAACGGCACCAATGTTGTTTTGTATGAAGGCGATGTGGCATTAGGACATTCCAAATCCGCCACGATGTCTTTACAGATGGACATGGCCGAATTTACCAATAAAAATTCGCAGGGTTGGAAGGAAGTTTTAGCCGGTAAACGATCCGCATCATTTTCAGCGGATGGATTGATTGATTATTCTGATTCGGTTAATTATAACCAATTTGTGGACAGAATTATCACACGATCACAGGTGCAATGGGTATTCCAAACGGCCGGGATGTTTTATTACGGTTTAGGGTATATCAATAACGTGGAACAGGTTTCACAGATGGAAAACGTTTCAACATATTCCGTTGATTTTACCATTTCAGGCCGGATTTATACGGATACACGATTGATATGGAATCAGGTGTTTACGAATTGGGAAAACTTAAATATTCAATGGCAAAATCTATAATGCATTTTGAATATATTTGCATTAAATAACAGAGCATAAAAATTAAACAAAAATATGGCAACATCGGGAGTATTTAACGGCACGAACCTATTGATCAAAGTTGAGGGAACGGCTATTGCACACACAACATCATGTTCATTGTCTATTTCACAAGACATTGCAGATGCAACAACAAAAGATTCATCAGGTTGGTCTGAGGGAATCAGCGGTTTACGTTCAGGCGAAATTTCGTTTGATGGTTTAGTGAACTACGCATCTGCGGCAAATGCAGAGGAATTGGTTGATTTCGTTTTGAATCGTACAATCATCACGTGTGTATTTGGAACAATCGCATCAGGTGACACGATCTACACAGCGGAGGGATACATTGCATCCATCGAGCAATCGGCAGAAATGGAAGCAGCGGTGACATTCAGCGGATCAATCACATTGACAGGCGCAATCGTAAAATCAACAAACGCATAATTTGCTGATTCAGAAATAAATTCCCTGCATCAGTAAAATGGTGCAGGGTTTTAAAGTTTAAACACCTAATCAAACACAAATGGAAAATCGCAAACGTGGCTATTGTCAATTGAACATTGGCGGTAAGGATCGCACATTACATTTCAGCATGAATTTTTGGGTAGCATTTGAGGATGCAAGCGGCCACAAAATATCAGAGATTGACAAAGTATTTTCATCAGGGATCACATTAAACACAATGCGTGCATTAGTATATGCAGGGATTTTGGCATACGATCAGGAAAATGGAAATCCTATTGATTACAACGTTTTTCAAGTTGGATCATGGATGGAGGATATGACACCGGATTCATTGACATTATTGGTAAATACATTAATGGAATCAAGAATTTTAGGCAATGACCTGAATGCAGGTGTGCGCAGAAACGTTGAGAAATCCACAAAAAACCCAAAGCAGATCAACCCCTAACATGGGATCGAATGCTTGATTTTTATATAGGTCAGGCAGGCATCACACCGGATCAGTTTTGGCGCAATACATGGAAAGAAAATGCGTTGTTAGGGGAATCATGGAGTGTGAACGTAAATTTGAATTGGGAGATGGCACGATTTATTTCCACAATGGTTGTAAATTCAACAGCCACAAAGAAATCGCATATTATAACACCTGATAAATTATTCTCATTGCCACAGGATGTTTATATGGAGAAAGGAAAACCGAAATCGACACCGGAACAATTCAAGGCATTTTTAGATCAAATTGAAAAAAGTCAATCCAAATAATGGTTTGGCTTTTTTTTTAACTTTACATTATGGCAGAGGAATTAAAAGTACGAATAACCGGTGATGCAACCGATCTGAATGCAGCATTATCAGATGCGCAGAAATCATTAATCGCATTTTCAAAGCAAGCGGCTGAATTGGGCAAAACAATGTCCACATATGTCACGGCACCATTATTAGCGGCCGGAACTGCATCGATTGTTATGGCATCAAGTTTCAATGAATCATTGAACAAAGTTGATGTTTCATTCAAATCATCAGCGCAAACGGTCAGGGATTTTGCAAAAACATCATTAACATCATTTGGTATTGCTGAGGGTTCAGCATTAGATATGGCCGCATTATTTGGCGATATGGCCACATCAATGGGATTAGGTGTTGGTGAGGCATCAAAATTGTCTATTTCATTAGTTGGATTAGCCGGTGATTTATCATCATTCAAAGACATTAATATTAAGGAAGCCACAACGGCTTTAAACGGAATATTTACAGGCGAAACCGAATCTTTAAAAAGAATGGGTATTGTAATGACCGAAACCAATGTCAAAGCATTTGCATTTTCACAAGGCATTACAAAACAATATGATACAATGTCGCAAGCCGAAAAGGTTTTATTGCGATATAATTACGTGATGTCAGTCACAAAGAATGCACAGGGTGATTTTGCAAGAACAAGTGAAAGTGCAGCAAACCAAATGCGTGGTTTTAGCGAAGGCATGAAACAATTAAGTGGTCAAATTGGACAGGTAATGTTGCCGGCATTTACATCTATTGTTAGTTCATTAAATGATGTAATTGCAGGACTTTCAAAATCAAGTGAGGGAACAAAAACATTTATAGTTGTATTGGGTGGTATTGCGGCAGGTTTTGGGCCATTATTGTTTTTGGTTGGTACAATTGTTCCAAAAGTAATTGAGGGATTCAATTTGATGAGTGCGGCAGCGGTTAAATTTAATTTGACATTAAAAGGTGCGGCATCAATTGCAGGTTTAGCAACATTATTGGGTGTGGCTGCCGTTTCCGCATACGATTATGCCACAGCATTAAACCCAAATAATAAATTAACAGAGCAGGAAAAAAAGGATGCAAATGCAATCCGGGAGAAAAACAAAGAAATATTAGCATCCATTGAATTGCTTAAAAAGCAAAAAGCAATGGCAGGTGGCCCGATAACCGGCATGAATACGGCACAGGGTATTTCTACACAGGCAATTGATTCACAAATTAAAGGTCAATTACAATTAATAGCACAAAACAATGCATTAATTAAAGGAATTGAAAAAAAATCAGTTGCAGATGCCGCAGCAACAAAAATTGCAGATGAAGCAGCAAGAAAGGAACAGGAAAGAATTTCAGGTGCATTAGGAGCAAAAAAAGCCAAAAAAGCCAAAAAAGATCCGGCAGAGGAAGCAAGAAAAAAAGCATTTGATGAAAGCAACAAATATTTTGCAGGCGAATTTGATAAATTAACAGCATTAAAGGAAAAAGTAGGAAAAGAGGATTTAGCCGCAGCGGATGCAATATCATCTAAATATTTAACGGATCGCCAAAAAGAAGTTGGGGATTTAGCATCAGTTTACGATCAACAAGTAAACGAACGCAACAGGTTACATCAAAGCACAACGGCAATTGATGAAAAAAATCAATCTGATAAAACTGCAATGCAAGCTAAATTTGATGCAGAGGATTTGGCAGCAATGTCAGCCAATTTTGAAGAGCAGGTACAAGTGATGAATAAATTTGCCGAACAAGACACAAAAGCGGCAACAGAAACATTGGCTGCAAATATGGAAAAAACAAAAGCCATAATAAATGCAATAGGTGAGGCGGTAGGTTCTGTATTTTCAGGTTTAGGAAATGCAATTGTAGATTCAATGGGATTGGCATCATCAGGTTTAGAAGGTTTTGCAGGTTCAATGATGAAAACATTGGTTCAATTAGGGGCAATGATTGTTCAGCAATTAGCCATGAACCTTGCATCATCTTTGGGTTGGGTTACACAATCGGCAGCGCAATCAGGAGCAGCCACCGGGCCATTGGCGGTATTTACAACACCGGCATTTATTGCAACGGCAGTTGGTGGGGTATTATCAGCATTTGCAGCCATTCCAAAATTTGCCGCAGGTGGTATTGTTTCGGGGCCAACAATGGGTTTAATGGGTGAATATCCGGGCGCAAAATCAAATCCGGAAGTAATTGCACCATTGAGTAAATTGCAAAATATGTTAGACACAGGCAATGGCGGAGGCGGTGCAATGACAGGTGAATTTGTGTTAAGAGGTCAGGATTTAGTGGTGGCATTACAACGTGCAGAAAAGCAAAGAAATAGAATAGGATAAATATGGCATACGGTGTGAAATATCGTTTGGAATTTGCCGACATAAAAGGCAACAAACGAAAGGTTGAAATCTTTAAAAATGGATATTCCGGTGCAGTTTTGCCAATGGTTGGCACATCAGAACCGGTTGAAATCGAGTGGAAGGCAGAGGAAGATTTATACGAGCCATTGATTGGATCATTATGCACGTTAAATTTATTGGTAACGGATGACGTTACCTATGATGATTTTTATTTGTATGATGAACGTGAATACAAAGTGGTGATTTATTGGGAATCATCAGCCGGTAATTATTCCACATTTTGGTCAGGTTGGGTTGTAAATGATCTATATTCACAGGCATTGGTTTCAACACCGTATTCATTGTCAATTACAGCCACAGACAATTTAGGCCAATTAGATGGATATGATACATGGATGCCGGCCGTTGGGGTGGATAATCAAACCCTGTGGAAATTCATGTACAATGGTTTAGCCAATTTGCAGTTGGATTATGACATTTACATCAGCAATGATATAAGAATTTCAACCGATGCAGCATGGAAAAACATATTTGATCAAATCACGATTAGAAAGGTTGGATTTTACAATAATAAATACATCATAAACGATGCAAAAATGACATTGCGTTCAATATTACTTGGATTCAATTGCCGTATTTTCCAATCGTTTGGCCGGTGGTATATTGTAAATAATTCATCTTATGGTGATCAACGGATAATTGCAGGAATACAGGCAGGAACATACACCGGTGCCGGCATTTTAACAGCCAAACAAGGGTTTTTGAATGCAGGATCAGAGGACATCAAATATTGGATTTATAATGCCGCAGGGGTGGAACAATCAGCCGTGACAACAAATATGTTGAAGGTGGTGCCAACCAATATGCAACCAATTGGCCAAAATCTGTTTAGAACACCACGCAGGCCGGTTAAAAAATATCAGGAAATAGTCGATATTTCACAGCAACAGGATGATTTGAATTTAAACGCATCGTTTGAATTTGGATATGAAAATTGGGATACATTATTTGGGGCAGTTGGAACATTTGAGGCAAACCCATTTGCAGGCCGTAAGTCGATCAAATTTACAGGCACAAGTGCGTTGGGTGTATATCAAACAAAATTGTTCACGGTTGGGGCAGCATCGGCCATTAAAGCCAATCAATATCAGGTTTTAATATCGGTTAATATTGACATCGGTGGATCGGATAACAGATTGCCATGGTATCTGCGCATTGAATATGCGCCATCAACATATTGGTATTGGAGCAATTCAAACAAAACATGGGGAACATCCGGATCAATTATTTGGAATGAAACGGCCGTTGTGGGGGCAGGTAGATTTGAAACGTTTAAATTCACAACAGCAAATGCACCGGATTCCGGGCAAATGGAATTGGGTTTTGCATTACCTTACATCAATGCACCGGGTTCATACACAGGAATTTATTTAGATAACTGCGCAATTCGGAATATTGATAAGGATCAAAACGTGTACAAAGAAGCATGGTTTATACGTGAGCAGTCCGGTACATTTGTGACATCTGATGTTTTAGAACACAAAGATGTAGTACAGGCTGATTTGGATTCCGTTGTATTTTCGGGGGCATTTACAGACAACAATGCATTCAAACGTGCGCAGGATGCCAACGGATTATTTATTGAACAGATAGTCACACAGCAAAGATTAAACGATTTTAGGCAATATTCAATGCAATATGAAGGTGATTTGTACAATATGGATCAGTATTCAATCATGACAATGGCGCATAAATTGTGGATTAAATTCAACACATTAACCGAAACAGATTCGGCCATTGTGGATTCAATCCGGGTTCAGTTGAAATCAAATGTGTACACGTGCCAATTTCACATTCCGAATAATTACACGGATGTGGCAAATACGTACAGGGTTTCATATCAGGAATAATTTGTTTTTCATAGGGTTTGGTAGTGCGCATCCGTTCATCTTATGGGTGAATCGGATGTTGATTAGGGTGAATGCAAAATGGTCGTGGAATAATCTGCGGCCATTTTTGTTTTATTTAGTGGAATAACTAATTAGCAATTTGACTAATTTTATAAAAAAAACTACAAATGGGCAAAAAACACGATCAAATCAGAGATCATTTTTATTCATCGCCATTAAATGTCAAAACCTTTTCGGAGAAATATTATGAAACATACGGATACGTAAGTGCGGAAATGTTCCGAAAAACAATGAGAGTTCACAATATATTGATTCGTGAGCGCAATGTTTGGCAATTAGCCAATTTACCAAATTCAAAAATTGAATCAACAAATTTTGAGGAATTAGAAAATTTTGGGTTTGAAAATTCAATTGGTGAGGAATATTTGCCTACATCATTGCCGGATCATTTTAAGGTGATTGGCATCCTTTCAGATATACACGTGCCGTTCCATTCAATGGATGCATTGATATGTGCAATAAAGGAATTAAAGCGCAGAAACATCGATTGTTTGTATCTGAATGGGGACACTTTTGATCAATATTCGATCAGCCGGCATGAACGCGATCCCAATTTGCGGGATTTTCCAAAAGAAATTGAAATGTGCCGAAATTTCATGCAAACCCTGCGAAGCAATTTTCCATTGATCCCAATTTATTTCAAGGCAGGAAACCACGAAAACAGGTATCAAAGATATTTAAACGAACAGGCAGAGGAATTTGCGCAATTGCACGAAATGCAATTCAACCAATTTTTTAGATTGGATCATTTGGATATAAAATTTATCCCTGATTGGCAGGGTGTATATATGGGTGATTTATTAGTGATTCACGGCCACGAGGGTTTCGGTGTTGGTGGAATCAATCCATCGCAGTCGCTATTTAATAAAATGTTTTGCAATACCCTGATGGGCCATGTGCATCGCCAAACCACCACAACAAGAAAAACAGGGTTTGGGCAATACATTCACACGTATTCCACAGGGTGTTTAACGACAACAGCACCAAAATATATGCCATTCAATCAGCACACACAGGGATTTGCAATTGTAGAAATCACAGATGGCAAATCAAAGGTTGATCTAATTGCAATAAAAGATGGCAAAATTGTGTAGATTTGCATGAATAAATAGGTTTAGTGATTCATAAGTTGTTGTAAAGAAAGGGCAAACCCATTGGGTTTTCCCTTTTTTGTTACACTATTTTTTCAATAGGTTTTTAATAGGTAACCTATTTTTTACCTATTTTTTACATATTTTTTGACCGTTAAATAAATAATTGGTATTTTTTTGCATTAATTTGTTTGAAATTGTTTGGATATATAAAATAAGGTGTTACATTTGAAGAACAAACAACAAGAAAACACCAAAAAAATGGCTATTTACAACAAATCAATCGAATTAAACGGCAAATCAATAAAAGCAAAGGTTGGATTTGCAGAGTATTCAAATACAATTACCACATCAGATATTTTTAAAGAAACTTATTCAACACCAATGAATGTTTGGATTGATGATGTATGTTTTGAAAACGCAATAACAGCAATTTGTAATTTGAGCAAAAAAACAGGCAGACACACGGTTTCATATATATGTAACAAAACAGGTATTAAATTTCCTGATTCAGAAAAAAAAGTAGTTGAGCATATTTTAAATATGCAAAACTAAAAGATAAAAGTCGCACAGTATTCGTACAGCGCACCGGGCCACAGCGGATTCTGTGGCATATTTTAAACAACAACAATTATGTGGAATCTATTAAAAACAATTGACAAAAATGACATCGCAGGTTTAGTGATCTGTTTAACCGTTTTGGCAGTATGCGTGAAAATCATGTATATAATCGGAAACATTTAAAAACTACGGCCATGATCTACAAAATCACATTCAAAGATTATGCAGGCTATTACACGGTGACAAAGAATTTCAATGACATCGATGAATTAGGCAAATACATTGAAAATGAAATGCAAAACTGCGGAGGCAAAGAAATAGGCACAGAGGAATTTGAATCAATTGAAGAAATGTTAAATAAACGATATGCGGATAAAAATTAATCAATCAGAATTGCAAAAATTAGTGGCTGATGACTTAAACAATCAAGGGATACAGCCACCACGAAAAGACAAATGGGAACCACACAATGTGCAGATGGCTATTTCAAGAAAATTAAATTATCCCCTAATGTGGGAGGCAATCAATAGAATATCTAAACAAATGTATGATGAATCAGGAAAAACAAATTAATCCATTGGCCGAAATACAGGCAAAATTAAAAGCACCCAAAGGGCAATTCAATTCATTTGGGAAATATCATTACAGATCAGCCGAAGATATTTTGGAGGCAGTCAAAAAGGTAATTAATCCAATGGGATTTTCAATTACATTGACAGATGATTTAATTGGTGCCGATGGCCGTTGGTATATCAAATCAGTTGCTGAATTGACTGATGGTGTAAGAACATTCAAATCAATAGGATTGGCACGTGAAGAAGAAACCAAAAAGGGAATGGATGGATCGCAGATTACAGGGGCCGCATCTAGTTACGCACGCAAATATGCTTTAAACGGATTATTTGCCATCGATGACACAAAGGATTCAGATGCAACAAATGATCACGGCAAATCGCAGGAATCGAAGCCACAGGCCAAAACAGGAATACCTGCACCATCACAATTTGATAATGAGTTTAAAGAATTGATATTAGATGTGCATAATGCCAAATCAACAGAGGATTTGAAAGCCGTTTGGGATAAATTAACAGCGGAGGCACAAGCAAATAAAGAGATTCAGCAATTGATCAACCACCGGAAACAAGAATTAGCAACCAAATAAATTATGGCAAATATTAATAAAAACCATGCTTTTCCTTCTGAATATGAAGTTGATACATTGCATCACTTAGCTAATAATAGATATATTAAAAATATTGAAAAAGGATTAAGCAAAAGGGAATATTTTGCATCCAAAGCAATACAGGGTTTATTATCAAATGATAAAATTCAAATTAATGATAAATTACATATAGAGAATCTTGTTAAAAATTCAATTTTAATTGCAGATATATTAATTGAAAATTTAAATAATTAAAATACATACCTATGAAAAACGAATTAATGGCCGTTGATGGCCAAATCCTAGAATTGAGCAAAAAAGAAATCACGCAGTTGGCCGAAAACTTTATGGCCAACGCAGATTCAATTAACACCGTGAAATTGGCGGCACAATTGGCGAAATTCACGCATTTATCAGCAGAAATGGATAAACTATTAAAAGAACATTTATTTGTTGATCTGCGCCAAAATAAGGATGGCAAATTGTCGGCATTTGGTGTGGACTTTTCAGAAATGGAGGGCGGTGTAAAATATGATTATTCAGAAACGGAATCGTGGTGCAAATTGCAATTTGAAATTGATCGCCTAAAAGACAAACAAAAAGAAATTGAGGCATTTTGTAAGGCATT